CTGGGACTCTTGCCCGTCTGCACCCACCACGAATCGCCCTTGTATTCGTCTTTGTAACTGGGCAGCTGGAGATGCCATTGTGTGTCTTGGTAGATGCGCCCGTTGCCCGTGCAGCGTTCGCGCTGTAGCTCGACCATCCACGATTCGTGAATATGCCCAGAAATCACAATATCAGCGTCTGGCAGATAGGTCGCTCTGCGGTTAGTGCCAATGACGCCCTTGGTCACTGGCCCCCCACCGCCTGTGCCATGCGAATAGGCCACGCAAATGCTGTCAATGACACGCCTGTTGTCACCGCGCTTGCCCTTGCAGGTGCGATAGGGCCGGAATATGATCCACCCGGCATACGGCATGATCTGTATGTCGCTGCCTGTCTGTGCGTTGAGTTGCTGCACAGTAGCGCCCAGTAGATCAAATTCTGCATGGGATATGATTGATGTTTCGTGGTTGCCCCTGCACCATCCGGCAATGAGATGAGCATAGGGGGCGAGGAACTCAACGGTGTCTTCTACGAGGGCGTTGAGGTAGTCTGAGCGTTTGTATTCGGGGCGCAGGGAGGACTTTGAGCCACGCCTGTCATTGCGTCCTCCCATTGCATCCCACCAATCACCCAGCATGTAAACAGGCGCGGCCCGTTTCAGTGCTTCGTCGAGGTGACGCTTGAGCATCTTGCGGTCACAGTCGGCTGAGTCGAAATGCTGATCGGACATAAATAGCACCGACCCAGCCCAGTGATTAACGCCAATGTCCCACTCTGTGCAGAGTGTTTTGTCACCTATGCGACGTGTCTCAGCGACTGTCTGCGACATCCACAACGGCTTGTGAGATAATGTAGGCAATCGCCACTGCGGCCATCGGCCACGTCAGCTCGACTGCTCCGGTTGTAGCCGCAGCGCCCACGGCAGCGGTGACGGCCAGTTTCCGCGAGGCCGCTTTATTAGCAACCCCCTTAACCAGCGATTTAATCGTCCCAATATTCATGCCTCTACAAGCTCCTCTACGGCCTCCGCAGTTACAGCGCCATTCTCACTCGATTCCTCGTCCAACACGCTCTGTAGGGCCGTTATAGCGCCGTTCTGACGCTGTATGAGTGCGGTTAGTTCGGTTACGCGATTCTGGGCTACCTGTAGCTCCTCAAACGCCTTCTGCTGCTCTTCTTGGATCTGCTCTTTACGCTCTAATACTGTCATTGCTAACCTCGCTGGTTATGGTGTTGTAGTAAGCCCTCCATCCGCGCCTGTGCGCGTAGGAGTTCATTGAGTAACTCGTTGGTATGATCTAATTTCTGCGCTACGGCTCGCATCTCTGCTGCGGCATCTGATCCGTTGCCGTTGCCGTTTTTTCCGGCCAACTTTGTCAGCACATATGCCGTGATCGCACCACCACCCAATCCACCACCACCCGTCGTCAACAACATCGTTACAGGATCACTGCCCGGTTCCATCGCCCATTACCATTTAGTTTTGTGTGACCAATATCTTGCCGACAATTTCGACGGCCTTGAATCTTGCGCATTGTGACGAGCGTAGTAACTCTTTCTACGCGCTTTTTCCTTGGCCGTTTTGGGGTTCTTACCTGCGCCCTTTACGCCCTGCTGCCCAAAACGAATTGTCTTGACCTGCCCACCCGATTTAGCTACCACAACATGCGACTTGGTTGGATGGTTGGGCGTCCTCTTAGGTTTATTGTAACCAGATACACCTACCCGCGCTAGTCTGGGATCTTTCTTGGCTGGCATTAGCGACCCCTGCGCGATTTGGCTTTGGGCTTAGCCTTGGCTTTCTTTTTCCGGGCCTTTGCTGCTGCTTTCATTCCAGCTGCTGTATACGGGTATTTCTTGCCGCCTACGTTTGGCATCTTACTGGCCTTTCTTTTTGGGGTTGTCAGCGTTACTCGTAATCACATCGTCACCGCGCTTGACTGTTACATTGCCGCCCTCTACGTCAACACTCATGGGCGGCTCTGCTTTGTCGAGGCGGTCGAGCTTTTCAATCAGCTTGTTGATGACCGCGAACTCCGGCTTCTCTTCTTTGGGGGCTGCTCCAGAGATGTTACTAAGCATAGAGATCAACGCTGTTAGCGATGATCCCAGCAGCCCCATTACAGCCGCTATTTTGGCTTCTTCCAGATACAGGCTGGCTACCACACCGATCACCACAATGGATGTGATGTAGGGTAGCCCGTGCTTGCCGATACTTTTCCCAGCTACATCTTTGGCGGTCGATTGCGCTTCCAGCCGCTGTAGCTCTGCGCGTATCTCTGCTTTGTAATAGTCGAGACTGCGCTTCTCTTCGTCCGTCATTGACCCTCACCGAAATAAAATCCTAATACTGTGCCGTATATGCCGATCAGCACGGTCGCGTCGATCTGATTAGTTACCACCGTCTCGTAGACAACCAACCCGGTCAGCGATATGCCGATAAGCTGACGAATCGCCTGTTTGCTCACCCAGCTATTACGCCCGTTGCTGCCGCTTTTGTGCTGCGTTGGAGCAGACCCCTGTGACGTTACCTCGCTCATTACTCACACACATGATTTGTTAGCTGCAATTTCAAATCGTCAAATTGTCGCTCAATATATGCCAGCCGAGTGTTCTGTATCGCATCGTCTGGCAGCGCACCAATGGTTCCTCTCGGCCAGTTCGTTGAGAAGTATGTGTTGGCATCGGTGTCTTTACGCAGCAGCATGAGGTCTACCTCTACTCGCGTTCTATTTTGCTCCAGCACAGCCAATCGCTCTGCGTGTAGCTTGATTTCTGTCTGCTGTTCAGCGACTTCTTCGACAGCGCGTTCCAGTTTCTGCTGCGACTCAAATATCGCACTGATCTGATCCCATCCCACATATAACGCAACGCCACCTGCGAGCAGCATTACGAGTAGAATGCCAGCCTCTTTGCTGAGTTTTTCTACTGCACCCTCTGTGTCGAGCGCATCGCCCATTAGGCTGCGCTACTCCACGGAGCGGTCTGCTCTCTCGGTGCGCTTGCACGGGCCTGTAACTGCGCCTCTAAGCTGCTTTGCTGCTCTTGCCCCCATGCGGTCAGCTGATCAATCGCACGCTGTGGTAAGCCTGTCAGCGCGTCTAACGCGACGAAATCAGCAGCGGTCAGACTGCTCAGATCGAGTGAGACCCACGGATCTGTGGAAGCCGTAGCAATTACGTTGCCGTCATCATCTAATTGTTGGCAGCTGGCTATGCAGACTACCGATTCGATCACGTCTGTCTGAGTGCTGCCGTCTCCGATCTCCTTAGAAGGGGCAACGCGCAGTCTGCTGGTGATAGTTAAGTTATGCTGGTACGGCATTGTCTATTCTCCTGTCTATGCTGCTTCTAACGCAGCTACTTTGGTTTCAAGGGTTTCGATCTTCGTGATTGCTTCTTGCAGTGCGGCTGTCAGCAACGGAACCAGTTTGCTCTGGTCGATGCCTTGATATTCTGGATTGCCCTCTTCGTCCACTGCATCTTTCGCGCCAGAAATAGCCTCTGGCACAATGTCGCTTACTTCATGCGCTACGAATCCATCGACTGTGCGATCAGCTTCTGCGATAAAGTTGAAACGTGAGGGTTTGAGCGATTTGATGCGCGTGATGCCGTCCGTGATGCCTACGACATTTTCTTTGAGGCGATAGTCAGAGGAGGTGTTGTATGCAGTGGCAGACGCAGTAACGCTGATCGTACCCACCTCCGAGTTTGCCTGTCTAAAAGCCGCAATGGCTCCTGTCGTTGATGGTCTGTTGAGGAGCAAACAATCGGCATCTCTAACAAAAGTGGCACCGCCTGTTGCAGATAAACTTGCACCTGCGGTACCTGCTGACGTAGTTGTCTTACCAACAATCAGATTCCCAGACGTGTCGATGCGTGCGCGTTCGGTGACCGAGCCGCCGCTACCAGTTTTAAAAATCAACTCCTCGCCAGCAATCTGCAGGTCGCGATATGCGCTCGCATTGCGGTCGTAGGCATACAAATTAACTAGGAGACCGCCATGATACGGATTGATTTCTAACCCTGTATTGGGGCCATCAGTGACAGCAAATTTAACCGCAGGCGAACTTGTGCCGATGCCAAAATTCCCTGCGCTCGTGATGCGTGCGCGTTCAGAGCCGTTGGTCGTAAATCCGAGTGCGTGATTTGTTGTAGTGCCGACATACGCAATCGATGAGCCAACTTGATACTGTGCAGTCACAGGAGTGCGTGTATCAGTGATCAACAGGGTTGGCGTTGATGCGCTTTCTAAATTTAACAGACTCGATGGCGAACTCGTGCCGATGCCGAGCGACGATGCTGACGCATCCCAATGCATACCATTGGCAGGCGAGGTATTGTAAAAAATCACATCGCCACTTTGAACTAACTGCATTGAGGGCGTGTCGTTTTCATATCCCAAATTGTTCTGGCCTGCATACAAATACATATTCTGCAAACCGACAGTACCCGATGCTTTAACCTTGATTCCCGCCCCGATATGCGGTGGCGATCCGAATGCAGTACTTGTATCGTTGCTACTAAATTGAATACCACCCACAACGTCACCGTCAGCAATAACTGTATCACTACGAGATAACGTAATTTCTGGGCCAGACGATGACTTCAACTCAAGAAGAGTCGTTGGCACGGTTGTTCCGATGCCAACGTTCCGATTCTCGTCAATCACCATGGCGGTATGTGTGGTGCTACCGTTTTGGATGGCAAAATGCAACTCACCAACGCTATTGGGATACGCGCCTGTAGTTGTCGCTTTCGCTCCGATAGAGGCTAAAGAACCATTTGCCCCCGTAGCGAATCTCAAGTTGACAAACTCATTGTCTGCGTTGCCATCCAATATTTCAATCGCACTTGTACTACCGATACTGGTAGCAGTATTTGGCCCTGCGACTGTCAAACTGGCTGTTGGCGAACTCGTATTGATGCCCACGCGATCTGCTGACGCATCGACGAAGAGCGTGTCGGTGTCAACGGCGAGGTCACCGTCCGATGCAATCTTAACGCGCTCCGTTAAAGCAGTTCTTGCGCCACCCGATGATGAAGAGGTCGAAAATAAAATATTAGATGCCCCATAACTTCCAACCGCAACTGCTTGTATTTTTGCAGTTACACCTGCAGAGGCACTACCACCGTCATTATCGTAAAACTCAACGTCACCAAAAACATCACCATCTGATACCGTTGTGTCACCTGTATCCAACCGAATTGTATCGTTGACAGTTACCGCACCGCTGAACGTCCCTGTCGTGCCGCTGATCGTGCCGCCTGTTACGTTGCCGCTGATGTTGCCAGTTACATCGCCAGTTAGGTTGCCTGTCACATTGCCAGTTACATTTCCTGTCAGATTACCAGTGACATCACCTGTAACATCACCAGTTACATTCCCAGTGACGTTGCCTGTCAACGCACCGCTTACGCCACCCGATGCGGTAATTAGACCCGTAACGCCGAGTGTGCCACCTACCACGCCATTGCCGCTCAGATACAGGTTACGGGGCCGTGTAGCGCCCGATGCGCCGATGTCGTAAGTGTTGTCCGTGAAAATGAGGTTGCTGGTGATGGTGCTGTTGACGGTGAGCGTATCGGCACTGGAGTCACCGATGGTCGTGTTGCCGTTGAGCGTGATGCCGCCCGTTAGCGTCAGCGTGCCGCCGATGGTGACGTTGTTGGTGACCGTTATGTCATCGACAAACAAGTTCGCCCAGCGCACACCTGTCGTTCCCAGATCGTCCGTCGAGTCAGTGTCAGATACGATATTACCGCCCGACGTTATGCCAGCAGTAGCCGTTATAGCGCCTGTAGACTCTAGTGTGCCAGATAGGGCCAAGTTGTTGATGCGGTTGCTGCCCGTTGCGTCAGCGAGGTTGCGCGAGGCGTCTACGACCAGCGCCTTCGATGCAGTAGCTTGCCCTGCTGTCACGCCCAAGTTCGTTGCGTCCAGCCCACCGTTAATGGCGCTGGAAGTCAGCAGGTTGTCGAACTCGTTGTTCAGCTGGGCGGCTGTGAGGATCGCGCCGCTGGCAAATGTATGTACTCTTGATACGGTTCCCATTAGTTGCCCCTGTTACCCTGTGTGCGTCCCAATCTGGACAATAAAGTCTCGCGTTCTTGCGCTCGCTCTCCACCGCTTTGCGCTCTTTCGGTCATTGTTCCAGCTTGCAGTAATGTACGTAGCGTTGACTGCTGATCTCTTGACATGGTTTCTTGTATGATGCCTTGTAACTTTTCTAAGGCTGTAACTGTTTCGGTTACATCATTTGGCGTCACATCGCGCTCCGATTTGCCAGTTCTTTCTGCGGCTAGCTTCCTCAAGCCCTTATACCTGTCGGCTACATTCTGCCTTGCTTTTCCAGCCGCTTGCCCAGCCCGTGAGCCACCTGCCACAACTGCGTCCAGCGCTCCCGTAGCCTTATCTTTTATCAACCTAACACCATCTGGAGAATATAGGTAACTCAACGCCATTCCCCCAAACCTTGGAGAAAATTGCGCAAGCGATATGGGTGTGAGTATACCACCCATTAGATTGTAACCAAGCAACCCTCGTCCAAGCTGGCTTATCTCTGATCGAACAACAAGGCCATCACCAAACAGTGGGCGCATACTGTAACCCAATATTTTGGGTATAAGATATGGGTTGTTCGTTTCATCTGCGAGCCTCTGTAGGTTGGCAAAAGAAAGCTCACTCTCATTGTCACCAAACGACTTTAGGACAGACCGCAATATCTGCTGTGGGTCACCCGATTGTCTGATAACCTCAAAATCTGTGCCGCCAAACTTACGCTGCGGGTCTTTTATGCCCAGCGTCTGCCCAATCAACTTCATGCGGTTGGTGTAGTCCTCATATTGGGCCATTGCTTTTTGGTAAAAATTGGCATTAGGATTGGGGGTGCTTCCAATTACCGCTGCTGCTTGCGGTGTTTCATATGATTTAATGATGCCTTCATAAATCATGTCGCGCAGCTGTTGTAGGGCAGCTTGAGCAGTGTTAGTTACGCCCGCATCTTTAGCATCATCTACTGCTCTTTTAGACAGGTCTAAATCGTATACTTTTTTGCCGTCATTGTTTAAAATGTTTTCAAATGCTTCCCTTATGGCCCCCGGATTCTCCATCAGCCTTGATATTTCGCCGCCCGCATCCAATTCAACTTTATACTTAATAGGGGCATCAGTCTGTGGTGCTGTGATAATTTGTCCATCTTTGCGAATATTGGTAACTGCTGGATCTTCTTGGGCTACTTGTTTTATGCGTACTCCATATCTACTTAGCTCACCACCCTCATTAAATCTTTGTATTATCTGAGATTTAAGGGCGGGCATATCGACATCTATTTCGTCCATCTTGAGGGCTGTTCTGGCTTCGTCAGACGCCCCTTGCATCTTTTCTTGATACTTCTTCGTTGCCTTAGTCAGCTCGTCTAAAATGTCTTCGCCAACCGCCCTGCCGGGTTCCGGCTTTTTATTTACGATTTCCAACATCGCTTGGCGAAAACTTTGGTCACTCAGCTTACTGTAGTCGATAACTTTCTGTATTACATTCTGACCCAAGCCCGTGGTAAACCCAAACCACGCAGAAATCAGCCCATCAAACACACTGCCAGCTTTTACGGGATCAGCCCTGCCGCCCGACACAGCTTCAACGGCTTCACTGGCTACCTCTTCGCCCCTTTTTACACCTCTTCTCAGCGTGTCAAAAGCCTGTTCGCGTGTAACTCCCTTGACCGTATCAGTTACACCGCCCATCACCTCTTTAAACCTGTCAACAAACCCCGGAGCAAACTCAGTTGCACCTTCAACGGCGTCAGTTACATCGTCTATGGCTGCCTTGGCTTTGCTACCTTCATACTTTACCCTTAGCGGCTCTACGACGAATCTATTGCCAGCCTTCATTCCAACGCCCAACCCAAACTTACCAGCCTTCAAGCCAGCCTTGGCCGTGCCTTTTGTAACTGCTTTTGCTGCTCTGTAACCAGCCCTTGGCACAACCAATGTCGGGTCTAATGCTTGCGCTCTAGCGCCAACGCGCTCGGCTGCTTTTGCTACACTGGCAGCTGCTCCACCTGCATCGGTTCCACCAACTGCTCTTGCTGCTCGGCCTACGCCCCGTGCGCCTAATGACGCACCTTTGGCAGCTACAGATGTGCCACCAGCCAGCATACCTAAGATGTCGAGAGGGCGCTCTTGTATCCCGCGCCCGGTAAACTTAAACTCATCGCCCACCTTATCGAAGCCAGCCGACTCAGCTATGCCTCGTCCTAATTGCTCGGCTACACGCTTATTTTCTGGGCTAATGTCTGTCCCAAGAGCTAACTCAGCCGCACCTGCCGCACCTCGACCCAGCGCCTCTGCTGTATCCAGCGGGTTCATTACTGCTGTAGCTAAGTCTTCAGCAATAGCCCCTGCACTAGACGGCAAGTTGCCCAGCGTCTTGAGGATGTTGAACCCCTCTTCTGGGTCATAGGCAAACGTAGCCCTTTCATCTTCCTCAGATACACGAACATCCAGTTCATCGCCATACTCTTCAGCGAAATCCAACCCTAATGATTCGCTGTTACGGCCAGCAAACTCTGGCTTGGCCTTCTTTATTGCCTCACCAAGCTCAATGTATGTATTAAACCTATATGCCATTACTGTCTACTTATCCTGTCGAGAGGATTATCAGATAACATACTTCCAAGCCTGTCGGCATCACTTTCTGACTGGCCTTGATCGGTTTCATATAGATTGTCTCGAATATAGCCAACATTAAAGCCGCCTTTATCTAAGAGTCCAAGGTCTCTCTCCAATGATCCAACTAAGGTGTCTCTAAACACTTTTGCTATATCCAGCGATGTCTTCATCTCATCTTTTTGCGTAAAAAGCTGCTTGTCAATTCTTTCGATGTCTTGATTGCTCAATGTGCCGCCATACGAAGAAGCTATGGCTTGAATCAAGCTCTGCCTTCTTGCCTCAGCTTTTGCTGCGTCCCCACCAAACAGTAACTGAGGAACATCGTTGAGGCTATACCGACCTTTTTCAAGGAATGTAAAATCAGCATCTTTAAGAAAATCAGTTAGCTCATCTGTCTTAGCAACGGCTTGTATGCGAGAGGAAAATTCTAATATCTTCGCAGCGCTTAATTGCTCCCCTACTGGCTGTTCATTGTTTTCGGCCTCAAAAATATTCCTGCGAAGCGCTAGCTCATCTTCTTTAATTTGAGCCATCCTGTTTCTGTAATCTTCTGTATTCTTATTAGTAGTCTTTGTTAGCTCAAATCTTTTCTCAGCTAACTCAGCCGCCCGCTTATCCAAGTCGGCTGCGCCCTGCTCCAAACCAGCTTTACGCTCACGTTCAGCCTCTTCAACCCGGCGAGACAGTTCACCCTTGACCGCTGCTCCACCGCCCTGTAACGCCTTGCCAAGCGTATCCAGCGACATAAAGCCACCTGTGTCTGCTTGCGCCCGTTCAACCGTAGGACGCGCTCTGCCGCCCGTTATAGCCGATATAAGGTTAGCCCGTGCTACACGCTGGTCTGTGGCGCGATCTGCTCGACGCTGTGCGCGATTCTGGGCTGCATTGGAAATCAAGCCACCAAGTAACTGTGCGCCCGATGCGGCCAGTTCGGGGTTATTGGCAATAAGGTTGCCAATGCGAGACAGTAATCCGCGCTGGTCTGCATCCGTGGCAGGTTCAGTTACAGTAGGTTCAGTTACAGTAGGTTCAGTTGCGGTATCAACTGTTTGCGTTGTTGGTTTTGCAGCCCTTGCGCGTGGGTCTGTCAAACCTACTGATTGACCGCCAGCAGCAGTATCTTCCCGTTCTGTACTTTCTATTGGCAATTCTTGTTCATTCGGAGCAATCGTAGTAAAATCTATTGGCTCCCTTGTTCCAGAAACTCTTGCTAATAGTTGAGGTAAAGTTTCCTTTTCGCCGATCTGTAAGTTATTTGGACTATCAACTCGAACAGCATCGGAAGGCGCACCCGCACCACCTGCATTTCTTTTTCGGGCTTCTCGCAATAAGCTTGTAGCTGTGTCTTCTTGGAAACTTGTAATTGGCAAAGAGCCGTAATCATCATTTTCGTCAATATTCTCGCCCACTAAACGCTCAGTCAACTGATCGTCTTGTTTGGCAGTTGTGCTCCGATCTTGTGTAGCTGTAGGTGCTGGAGTAGGCGTAACAGTGCCACTTGCTCTGGCATCTTCAACAAGTGACCTTTTCACCGCATCCAATAGAGCGTCTTTTTCTTCTTGTGGCGTAGGCTTGTATACTATAGTTCCAGTATACTTACCAGTTTGAGGATCTTGCACAAAGTCTTGTGCAACGACACTGCCGCTGCCGTATTGTTGGCGAGCCTTCTGTGTTGCTGCGCTTATTGCACGCTGTAAATCTGAAGACGTTGCGCTAAACTGAAAACTTCCATTTGCCATCGTATCTACCTATGGGGTCATTTTGTAAACAGGATTTCGCTGCATTGGTGGCATCTGTCCACCACCGCCTTGTCCTCCACCAATACCACTCAGCCCCTTGCCTATCAGACTCGTCAGCAGTTGCTGCGTCAAGGGATCAGACACAACCTGCTGTGCCATACCCGGCCCCTGCATACCGCCTTGCGTGGGCTGTGCGTTTGCGCCGAAGCTCTGTAGTAGCTTGGCCTGTGCCGCTTCCTTTTCCATGCGCTCTTGCTGACGCTTGGCCGCACGGTTTGCCATAATACCTTTGCCTACACTAAGGCCAGCTGACGCTAGGAATGGTGCTAGTTGGAATGCCATGTTACCCTCTGCCTTGGTCAAATGCTGCGGCTAATTCTGGTAATTGTTCTCTGTATTGTCTTTTTATTTCATCAGAAATTGATGTGTTGTTCATCAGTTGTGTAAATCGCGCCAACCTCTCGTCAAATTGCCTCTCTTCATCGCTTAAAAGACCTGCTTCTTGAAGTGCTGCGTTACGCGCACTAAGCACTTCTTGTTTTAGAGATTCTGACACAGAGTCATTATTCATAAACTCTTCAAATTCACGATCCGTCATGCCGCCAGCATTGTTGACCAGTTCTCTCGTCAGCGCATCCTGTATGCCTACATCGCCGTACTCTTCACCAAGTCGAGAAATGAGCGCTTCTGCCAGCGCATCACTGCGTCCTTCCAACTCTGGGTCAAGAGCAGCCAAGATCGCACCAACTTGATCCATCTCAGCCTGTCTACCTGCCAGCGTTACGCCATCATCCAATCGGCCCGTCAGACCAGCGGTGCGTAGGCGGCTTTCAAGCGTCTCTGTGCCAGTGCCTGTGTCACCTTCCTCTCGGAACAAGCCCGTAGCGCCAGCTCTGCTCAGTGCGCGGTTGAGCGCCTCGTTCTGGAGGCTGCTTTCAATCACCTGTGATTGTAGCGTATCTTCACCGCCATACTGGCCCGTTACGCCAGCCTCTTGTATCTGACGCGCTAACTCATCACTGGCAAGCTGGCTTTCTAGCGCTCTCTCAGTCGCTGTCGCACCGCCTCTGAACTGACCCGTCAAACCAGCTTCAGTAGCCTCACGCGCCAAGCCAGCCGTATCTAAGTCGCTTGCAGCGCGTTGACCTTCCAGCGTTGTTATGGGCGCTTCTGCTCCGGTAATCACTCGCCCAAATAATTCTGACTCAGCCGCTTGCTGTGCGCGTAGATCGCCTCGGCGTGATAAGTCCTCACGGAGCGCGAGTTCGCGTCCAGCCAACGTGTCTGCATCGCCAAAACGTCCCGTCAGTTCAGCAGCTGCTATGTCGCGTCCCTGCTGCCTGTCTTGTATGGTTTCGCCACCCAACCGCTCTTCAAGCGTCTGACCCCGTTCAGCAATGTCCATGCGCTGACGCTGCTCTTGGGCAGCTAGCGTATCCATTCCTTGGAACTGGCCTGTCTGTCCAGCGCGTGTTACATCACGGGCCAATGCCGAATCTAAGAGTCGATCTTGTGCAAGACGCTCTTCTAACCCTTGACCACGTTGTGCAATATTCATTGATGAACGCGCTTGATCGAAAGCCAACGCATCGCGTAGATCGCCTTGTCTGCGCTGTGCAGCAGCAGCCTCTAATGCTAATCGGTTACGCTCATCACCCTCTGCCATGCGCGTGAGTGCAGCGGCTGTATCGCCACCGCCTCGTAATACGCCGTAGCGCGATAGCTGTTCGACTAAGCCTTTCTGCGCTTCCTGTTGACGTAACTGCTGGTCAGCGATCTGGGACGCAAGAATAGGATCATCCGCAGAGTCAATGCGGCCTAAATACTCTTGCTCTAACCGCTGCTGTAGGCTGCCTCCCGGATTTGCCAATCGGCCTAATTGCGGCATCCTTTGCTGGAACTGTGGCCTGCCGTCTGCCGTGCGAAGCCCAGCGTCGGGTTGCCGTGCAGCAGCATCTGCATACGGGTTGGTGTAGCCCGTTGGCGTAGCTCCACCACCTCCTTGGGCAGCGGCAGCATCTGCATAAGAACTACGGAAACCAGACACATCGGGCAGTTCTGTTGGCCTCTGTGCGGCAAACATTGCAGCCTGTGCATCCGTTGCACCAGACGGCGCTTGCAGTCTACTTTCAGCCCTACGAAGCAACTCTTGCTGCTGGAAAGTCGGTGCTTGGGCCATCATCATATCCCTCTGTGCTGGTGTGCCGCCACCGTATCCCTGTAGCAGCTCTCGCGTACGGTCATTCATCACTTGTGCTGCCTGTGCGCGTTGCATATCCAACCCAGCTTGCTGGCGCTGACGCTCTTGCTCGGCTGCTATCTCGGCCTGTCTTGCTTGCTCATCCCGTGCTGTTAGTTCGCCGCGCAGCACATTCCGGTAGTCATCAGCGGTCATCATAGAATCTCTGATGCCCTGCGTCTCACCGCGCAACATACTCTGGTAGTCATCCGCAGTCATTTGACCGCCAATGGCCTGTGTGAGACGATCCTCCATCCCTCTCGACAAACGACCATACTCGTCTGCGGTCATTGCTCCGCTACCAATACCTGCAATCTCACCGCGCAGAATGTTCCGATAGTCATCTGCTGTCATCGAAGGCTGCGATGCTTGCGCCTCTGCCATAGTCGGCAAGTCGCGTGGAGCAGATGTAGCCACTTCTGTGGATATGCCTGTGGGCGTAACAAGATCATTAAATGGTTGGTTTGCTGGGCGTTGAGCAGTTTGTGCCAATGCCATAGCATTACCAGCATTTGGGTCATATGCGTTACCCGTAGGCTGGTTATTCATCCGCAACACTTGCTGATATTGGTCAGAAGTCATTCCACCTTGAGGCAATGCCCTATTTTGCGTCTGTGGCGCTTGCATTTGCGCCATCGTAGGCGGTGGAGGAGGCGGTGGCGGTGGAGGAGGTTGGTTAAACGGAACAGCGCCGCCACTTGCCGTCTTACCCTGCGTCTGCTCTTGAAACGCACCGGGAGCGTTGGTATTGATGCCCGTTGGCGTAACTGTATCATCAAACCCACCGCCTGTTGAGCCACCTGCTATAGCTGATACCAGCGGATCTTGCGGAGGCTGATTGGCTGGTTGCCCTGCAAACGGGTTGGCGTAGCGCTGTGGCGTTGACCGCTGTGCTGACCGTGCAGCTGCGGCTTCGGCATAGGGGTTTGTGTATCCGGTCGTGCGCCGTCTATTCCTCGATGTACTGCCTATCATAGGTTCTCTGCTAAATGCCATCACTCAATTCCCGTCGTACGTTTGCGCGTCAACCCAATCGGCCTGTATTGCAGATTTGTGCGGCGAATGGTAAATGTTTCATCGTTGTTAAAATTAGAAAATCGCAGCATAGTGCGTGGATCATACCCAAACAGGTCGCTGTCTGTGGTCAGTGCGCTCACATCGTTTTGTAGCACAGACGTGTCCAATGTGAACGTCACATCCAGCGTAGCACCCAGATTACCCATCGTGATCGTTTCGACGTTAGAAACGATGCTAGCGGCTTTCTGTGTGATGCTGAGATCAAAATCACCCGTGTTATCAAACAGTGTCCGGTTATACAGCCAACGGCACTGCACACTGTCACCCAAGGGCGCAATATTTGCAGTCTCAAAAAAGCCTTGTATCGCTGTTCCGTCGTCGTTATCGCCCGTCTCATGCTTCATCACATAGCCAGCGAAATCACCTGCGTGAGGGATCTCGTCTACAATAGCTGCGGCATTGCGTGTAAAGTTGTTGTAGGGGCCAAACCAGCAGTTGAGGCGGTTGCTGTAAATGACCACGCTGTTCATAGTGGTCTGCGACGTGCCATAGGGCAGAAAAAACCAGATCTGCTCTTCAGCTGGGTAATACAGCGCAAACGCATACTTCAGTCGTGCTGTATTTAGATTCGACCAATAGCGATCATCCAACGCGAAGCTGATCTTCTCTACCGCTGGCCCTCCCGTCCATTGGTAGATACCATCTTCGCGAAGGAAGATCTGACGCTCGCCCGGTATCGTAACTATCGTGCGCCCTGCTACTGTGCCGCGCTGTGTGCGCTGCTGCTGCTGGAACGGTATGGTTGAGTTACCCGTAGCCGTCAGTGTATGTATACCATATTCGGTATGTATAGCGAGCGTATTCTGAAAGGGCTGTAACCCAGTTACTTCATAGCCAAGGCTGTAAAAGCTGAGTGCATCCCACGTCTCTATGTCACCCGGATCAGAGCGCCATACGCGATCTGTCGTGCCGTTGGTGTTGCCAACCCATAGGCGATTTTCCCAGAACGCAACGTGTTTGGGTTTGCTAAACCGCGAATCATCGTCAAGTGTAGCTGCGTTGCTGGAAGCACCCGTCCACTTAATCGCGTCCGTGTCTTGCCCATTGACCGCCACCAACGTATCGCCAGCCAGTACCCATTGCCAAGTGTAGTCGTTACCTGCCGTAATGGTCGTGCTGCCTGTGCGATCTGTAGCTGTGCCACCTGTTACGTCAAAAAACTTGTCACCACAAAAAGCAAATGTCTTTTCCGTGCCTTGGAGTGTGACCTGCCCCAAGCCAGTTACAGTCGCACCGCTGTTCATAGCGGAGCTATTGTATTTGGCGTAGCCTTTGCGCTTAGACACTTCACCAGCCAACCCAACGGTGCAGTTTGCCATGTCATACAGCCCAGACGGGCCAATATCCTCGGCTGGCAAACTGTAGTTGACGCCCTCTCTCCAAGGGCCAAGGCGCAGTGATTGTGCAGCTATCGGCATTAGGACAACGACCCCTCTGTCGGAGAGTAGCTAAACTGACCTGCCGCTTGGTCGTCGCTTCTCCGCATACGGTATTTACGGTTGCCTTGTATGGCTGCATTCTGACGAGAGGCTACGCTGATAACGCGCTCCATCTCATTGCGGTCAATCGCAGCGCCTTGGTCATCGCCTTTCTCTTGCTTGTAGAGCGACGTGATGCCATGTATGAGCGCTGGCTGTATAACGAGGGGGTAATATGGATCGAGACTGTTGTTGTCTTCAGCCTCTGTAAAATCTGGTATTTCGCGGTAGTAGCGATACCCAATAGTATCAGCGCTGTCGGGCGTAGGATAGAGCGATACCTGCACAGCACCGTTGGTATCAATGCCGTTAATAGCAACCCAGCGAGGATCGCCATCAATGCTGGCATCTGGATCAGCCGCATCAATGTCTTGGGTAGACTTGATAATGATGACGTGGTTTTCCGTGACGTTGCGAAACGACAGCGGTGTCAGCACGTCTGAGGCGAGCGAGTAAGTCTGCGTGTCGGCTACCGTAGTAAACGTAGACGACGTAAACAGCCAATTCCATTGCTCTCGACTTTGTATGTCGCGCCCCACCATATTGAGGTAGTCACGCGCACCGTCTTTAAAAGTCGAGCTTGTGGTGTTTAGACCGACTCTTCGTAAGGCAATCTGTAGGACTTCAATGTTGGTCATCCTAAAACGGCAGCCCTCATATCAACCCACGCGCCGTTTTCATACCCTTGAAATTTGTTGTCGGTGCTGTTGTAGACCAGCATTCCGTTGACTGCTGTAAGCGCATCACGCTCCGTTGTTGTGAGCGACGGAACGGTAAACGATGCGCCAAAGGTGACGGTGTCTGCCTGTAATACACCAAACAGCGCAGCATCACCAAAGAATGCAGCAGCGTTTATCTGCCCTACGGTTTCCGACATTTACATCTCAGCACCCGCCGTTATCTGATCCAGATCGTATTCGGAGAGGTTGTCTCCGTTGTTTTCAAGCCAGCGGTCTGTCCAAATGCGAACAGCTTCTGGGCCACGATCCGTGATGCGCGATGGCGGGTCGGGTATAAAACTAGGTTCGTGCGTTACCTCACCAACAGCCCTAACATGATTCCGCACTTGGCTATTAGTGACTTTGGATCGGCGCTGACGGGTGTGCGTCTTGTCCAGATCGAGCGCCTTGCGAATTGCTTCCTTCGTATCGTCGCTGCCCTTGAGTATCAGCTGGGCAATCTGATCTGGCGTCACGCTAGCCGTTTCTTCTTTTACGGGTGTAGTCGATGATGCCGCTTCTGCTACTTCATCTGACAGGGTATGCTGCTGCATACGTTTTGCCATGGTTCTCTCTCGTTTTGTTATAGAAGGCAGTGGGGGCATAAAGAGTTGAGGAGGAAAAACAACTCCTTACGCACCCCACCACCATCATTGGTTAATTCCTGTGGCGCTACTAGTAGCAGCCCACCAAGTAAACAGCGCAGGTTACAGGCGAGCCAGAATCAGCTTCCAGCGCAAACCCGAACACCTGCTCCTCTTCACCGTCAGCCATCGTGTCGGCCAAACCGTCCGTCGCTGAATCAGCAACAACGGCCTCACCAGCAGCAACAGACCCGTCACTGAAGACATCTGCTACGCCAGCAATCTGCACAAAGCAGTACGGCGTTGCGGAAATGTCTACCGTGCCAAGCGCTACGCCGATGCCGCGAAGGGCAAGCTGCGAACCGCCCGAACGGTCAGCGGTTACTTCCGTGCCATCAACGCTGGCCGGAGTTACCACATAGCCTACGGCCAGATCAACGTCAACGACCTTGACCCACTTATACTTCTTGCCATCGGGGCTATCAAAAATGTTACCAACGCCATGATCATCCGTAGCGGAAGTGGTCGTTGGCGAAGCGTGTAAAATTGCCATTGTTTAACCCTCCCTTAAGCCGTGACGTTGTAAATGACGCCTTGACGGCGGCGGTTGTTGGTCGTGATCTGAAGACCGACTACGATAAATGCAACCTTTGCCATCTGGTTTGACGGCTCCTTGAAAGGCGTCTTGGCGAAATTCATACCAGACTGCATGTGCATCTTCAAGTAGTTGGTATTCAGAAAGTAAATTCTGCCCGAAGCGCAGTCGCGGTCATACTGCACCGGAATGCCACGGAACGAAGGTAGACGGCCATCAACACCCGGAGCGTCATTGGCGCTCAAGCGCTGGTAGCCCGTGCCTTCAAAGATCTCCTCAAACGAAGCGTAAATGTCGTTCGTCGTGAAGATGTTGGTAGGCTGCTCATTGCCTTCAGAAACGTCATTCCACGTCGAGGCCATGCGGAGCATACCTTGGTAAAAGTTCGTTCCAGTGATGGTCTTGAACGACGTGTCAGCCGTAGCGTTGTTGGACTTGTTCTGCCACCAGCTATTGCCGCTAACAGTGATACCACCCAACGTCGTAGGCGTAGAGGTCGGATCATCCGCAATGATGTCTTGGAAGCCCAACGGTGCTTTGCCCGTCTGAGCGCTATAAAGCGAGGAGTTGATCTGGTCGCGCAAGGTCAGCATAGACTGACGGGTCTTGGCTTCCAACAACTTCATGGCCGAATCGCTCTTACGATTCTCCATTTCCTCGGTGTAGTTGATCGTAATAGGTACTGCTGCATAACGGAACGGGTAAAACGCTGCCGTGATGCCGTCTACGGCGTCCGTGTTAAGGACATCGTAGCCGCTGAAGTACTGGGCGCTATTGCCCGAATACATAAGGTCACATTGAATTTCCTTGCCGCCGTTTTCGGTGACAAGCGCACCGCCGCTTCTGAACATATCTAACGTGGGATAAGCGTCGAAGAAGTTGTCGGTCAACTCCTTGCGCTTGGCTCGCATCGTTAGCGTCCATGCGGCGTCCCAAGTTTCGGTCGTGCTGGTCGCTGCCATGGTGAATTATCCTCTAATCGAATCCTAGATTGGCTAAACCCGACAACACCTCGTTGTCGGACATAGGGCCAGCATCCTCACTAGCATCAACCTCTGGCGTAGACCGCACAGCACGTTTACTCGACCTACGCGCCTGTGTATCGCTCTCGCGCAGCTGGGCTGCTTTCTGAGCGGTAATACCTGCGTGTAGCTCGTAGGCTTCTTTCACCGTATAGGGTTGCCCCGTGTTCGGATTATTCATCTTCACCGTAGCAACAATCTGTTCGGTGTAGCCATCCAAGTCATTGCCATACTCATTCCGCGCTTCCTCCACCTGCGTTCCGATGTAACTGGTTTGCTGGTGTTGGACATACTGGTTTGCATACGACAACTGCTGCTGTAGCTGCTCGACTCGGTTTTGCATCTCTTGCATCTGAGCGCCGACCCTGTGCTGAATAATCTGCTCAACGGCATCAATGCCACGGGCATCTTCTTCAGACAGGTTTTGCCGCATCTCCTGTATAGGATCAATCTGCGGCTGTTGCGGCACGGCCATTTGCTGTAGGCGGTCTGCCCACTGGCCCTGCTGCTCTTGCAACTGACGACGCTGTTCAGCAAGGTCTTGCTGTGTGCGCGTAAACTGCGCCTGTAGGTTTTTTGCTAACGGGACTAAGCCCTTGTATTGTTCTGGAACAGCTTCGACATCGCCTCTCAGCCAATCGTGCTGTTCCGGGTTGAAATCCGACGTTTCGCTGTCAGAGTGTCCAGTGCTATCAGACCGTGCCGGGGCAGACGTGTCATCCGTGAACAACTCGACCGTGTTGGCCGACTGTTCCGTAGATGAATCTGCTACGGGTGACGAGTCGTCTGCGCTGGAGTCTAGATCCAGAATCGCTTCGGACATACCTACTTGTTCTCCTCGTTATAAGCCTGTTCCG